GTCAAGGTTTAACAAGGGCTTCGTTTCGTTGCCCTGTTCCTTTTTAATGCGGTCGACCATAGCGATCAATCTTGCTGCTTTGGCTGACGCGCTTAATTTTCCGATTTTGCCCCCTGTAGCACGGCCAATGCGACCGCCTGCGGCTTGTTGATTTTCATTTCCGGTAATAGCTGGGTTTGCTTGTTCAAAAGATTGAACATATGGAGACGCTCCAACACTTTTTGACGCAGCGTCCTTTGCCAATCCTGCCGCTTGCCCTGGTGCCGAGCCAGCAAACTTGCCCGCACCATAAGAGATTTTCCCCAAAGTGCGTGGTGACTGCATCACGATTGAAGGTGGGATAGCAGCAGCCAAAGCAGCGGCGGTTGCATAGTTCCCATTCATAAGATGATACAGAGCGCCAGTTGTGAGCCCCGATGATGCAGCAGCTTCAACGCCGCCGAGAATGCCCCCAGTATGGCCAGCATTGTGAATTGCTCCTGCGACAGCAAAGGGGATTGTCGGGTCTTTCTGAGAGAGCTGCCCGATTAACTGACGTCCCTTGTCGGTTTTGATGTTGTTAACAAATTTATTCAGCTCCGTAGTGGCAGAAACTTTGTCATTCGTCCCGAGCGACTTTGCGATTGTGTTCAAGTTGTCTTGCAAAGACTGATAGTCACTCATCAAATCATCGTATTCCGGAGAAACGCTCCGGATTGATTTTTTGATACCATCATAAACCTGAGACAAAGCATTCCGCGCACGACTGCCTGGCGGATATGATTGAATCTGTTCCCAAAGGTCTTGTTTCAAATTATCAAGGCTCTGAATTTTCCGCCCTTGATAATTTGGATCAGTATTCAAAAACCTTTCATTGATATTGTTTTGTACGTTAGTGAGTGCATCATGTGCCTGATCGGAAGCCTCAAGCCCCTCGCCTTGTGCGCTCAATTTTGCGCGAGCGTCTGCTATTGAACCATAAATTGGGTCCAAATCAGCATCTTGAGAAAGCGCCATCAAATTTTGTTTTTTTGATGCAAACTGATTGTAGGCATCATTTTTCAATGATTGAAATGCGTTCCTGACGCTGCCCGAAAAGTCATTCAAATTGCCTTGTCCGTTTGCCCAACTTCTGTAAGCGTTCTGAGCGGCATCCGCATCTTTGCCCGTCATTTTTCCTGCTGCGTAAGCAAAATCAAGCGATTCAGGAGGAATGTTCGCCGCAGTGGAAACAACAGACTTTGCCAAAGGGCCGCCAACTTTTGACGCTGCCCACCCTGTCGTGCCAAAAATTGCTTGCGCCGGATCAAGGGCGCTCGTTGCCGTGCTAAGTCCTTTCAATGTTCTCGCCCCAAGCGCGGCGTTAGACAGCCCTTCAGCCGCTTCTCCAGCAGCGCCAAGTCCCATAGACGCCAACTCCGCAACCGGGGCAATCGTTGAAAAAGGATCGGTGCCAAGAGATTTCTTTAATGGCCCCGTGTTCCCTTGCGTAGCCTGATAAATATTTGTGAAGGGTTCAGCTACCGATTTTCCTGCCGCATACAATGCAGCGCGATCCGCCTCTTTCTTTTCAGGACTATCAGGCACCGCTGGAGGGACGCCCATGGCGGCCCTCAACGCAATGTTGCGCGGGTCTTTTGATCCGGCTTCACGCGCCAAAGAATTAATACCAGTTCCGATCTGGCTCAACGCTTCGCCAGTCTGCGGGTAATTATAAATGGCCTCTGGAATAGCCATGAGTTGTTTTTTGGCGCTCTCATAAGCATTATTCCACCCGCTGGACGCGACTTCACTCCAAGGTACTTGCGACCAATCCTTCTCGGGCTGAGGAGGAGGGTTATAAGACAATTCTCCGCGTTCTGTTTTTACAGACGGGAATGATGACACCGGCGCAGCAGGAGCAATGTAATCTGGGCCAATCGATGCCGTCGTGTCATCGGTTACCGGAGAGCCGTCATAATTAAGAACACCCATCTTTATTCTCCGTATTGAACGCTAGGCGCACTCAACATTGTCCTATAAGTATCGTCCGGATTTACAGGCGCGAAGTCAAAAAGCACTTTTCCTTTTTTGGAATCATGCTGAACATTGTGCGCGACAAAAATATCTCCAGGTTTCAAACCTTGATTAAGAGCATATTGGCGTGTTGTCTCGCTTTTATTGTCTTTGCTTTTTGCGCTTGGAACAACATAGACAGAACCTTCCGTGATACGATCAGGCGAAGGCAAATCCATGCCTTTGAAATTGCCAATAAGCCTGTCTGCGGAATCTTCAAACTGTTCCATTGGATTAAGAACGCGCCAGCGATCAAGGAAGCCCGCAAAGTTTTGAACGCCTTGCGCTTTTGCTTGCAGCCAATCATGGCGAAGAGCGTTCTGCCAAAGTTGAGCGCCCAGCCGACTGGCGATAAGGCTGTGGTTTGACCCCGATGGGTTATCAATGTTGGGCGACCCTTTGTCCTGAACTTTAGCAAATTCAGATTGAGTGGGTTTGGAGAACGCTGTTTGAGATTGCGTAATAGCGCTGTCCAATGCCGCTTTTGTTGCAGTGTATGCGGCCTCAACATTAGGCTTGCTCATTACATCATTGGCCGCATTTGTTAACCCAAGGCCAGAAAGAATATTGGCGTACTCCGCCTGTGTCAGACGAGTTCCACCTGATTCAATCCTTTTGGATGCCGCAGCAAATTTTAAAAGAGGCTGAATACCCATTTGGGTATTTTGCGATGTCGCCAAAAATTCTTCTTCAAGAGGCAAACTTGTTGTCGCTTGAAGTTTAACTTTAGCGTCCTCTCCGGTCGGCAAAGCATTGTCAGGATAAATATCAGGGGCGTATCCACCTGTCCTTTGATGCCCCAAATCAATCTTGCCATTAGTCATGACTTTGCCCGTGTTTGGATCAACAGTCGAGCGAGGTGTATCCGCAGTAATCGGAGCGGGTTCATTATCTTGCGGAGCTTTGGAACCAGGACGGTTAACAAATTTGGACCCAAACGGTGTAGCTTGCTCAGTACTAGCAAGAGCGTTCGCCCTATCTTGAAACTCCTTGGCTTGGCTTGTGAGCCAAGTGGCATACTCTGGGTTTACGCCGATCCAGTTGGGCGCTTCCGTGCGATACTTGTTAGCCTGCGTTGCGAGCCAATTATAATCGTTTTGATGTTGCGCGATCTCTTCAGGGCTCGGTGCCTGTGGCGACGCATTTGTCGTGGCCGTAGCTCCGGCAGGTTGCGCCTGTGTTGTTGTCGCGCCAGCAGGCTGCGCTTGCGTTGTCGCGGTTTGGCCAGTTTTTCCGGCCATCGCAGCAGCATTAGGAAGACCGCCGCCGCCTGTAACTTGGGTGGCAATTCCACTCATGATGGAATTGTATTGATCCGGCGTAATTTTTTCTCCGGTGACTTTGTTTTGATACATCCTCTCGCCATTCGGTCCAGGAACGGGGACAAAATTGCCCTGATAATATTTGAGGACTTCAAGGTTACGCGCCTGCACTTCGGATTGAGCCCTCATGCGCTCAATGCCCTGCTGCTGCAAGCCTGCGTATGTTTTTGCGCCACCGCCAATGCCTTGCAACAAAGCGGCTCCAAGATAAGGGCTGTTTGACGACGCCATTGAACCGATGCCGCCAAGCACCGACAAGAGAATGTCTGAATTGGAAGGCTTGTATGGTTGATAGAGGCCGCCCTGCGGCTGCGCTTCCTGCGCGTTGGCCTCGTTAATTCCAAACAAATTTCCAAGGGAAAGGCCACCGCTCTTTGGCGCTTTCATGCCATAGATCGACGAGACGTACTTCTGCGTTTCCGGAGGAAGGTAGTCCATATACGAGCCGCCTTGCGACGACGCTTTTGCCAGTGCCGCGTCGACGTTTCCGGGGCCTGCGTTATACGCGGCGGACGCCAGAATTGGATCATGATATTTGTTGTATTGCGATTTCAGGTAAGCCTTGCCAAGCGTCTGATTGTATTCAGGGTCGTTGGCAAACTTGTTCTCGTCCCAGTCGACGCCAGCGAGCTTTGCAGCTTCGGGCCCTGTAGAAGGCATGATTTGAGAAACGCCGACAGCGCCCTTAGAAGACGTCAACGGTGCGCCGTTCGCATCAAACTGCTTGCCGCCGCTTTCTTGCTGTACGTGGCGGTTCCAGTAACGGTTCACAAATTCATCAGAAGGGTCTTGTGGTGCGCTGTCGCCAACCACATTGCCGTCACTCCCGTCATGGTGCTCGCGACCGGCGACGCCGCCAGTGCTCAAGAACGGCAAAATAGAAAGAAGATCGCCGCCCATTGTTCCAAGAGAAGCGGTCCCCCCGATTACGTCTGCACCAAGAGTCCCAAGTCCTTTTGCAAGACCGGCTGCCTGACCCAGCCCTAAACCGCTTTGCGACGTCGCGCCTGTTGGATTAGACGCCGTGACAAGGCCATGTGTATTGTTTTCTTCTGGAATGTCGAGCTTTTTGTCTTCGTCTTTCTCATACGGGACATCGCCGCCATCTGCGTAACCAACGAGGCCGCCACGGGCTTGTTGATTTACGCTGTCATAGCGCTGGGCATCTTGAGCAGTTGCAGCAGAATTAGCTTTTTGCTGACGATCCTGTTGGAACTTTTTAAGCGCATTGTATGCCGCCGCGCCAAGACCCTCATGACCCGACTTGTCTGTGCCAAAGAAGTCAGCGCCCTCTTGGGCTGCATTGGCCGCATTCATCACTTGCGACAAACCGGATTGCGGATTTGCGGGAGGAGCGCCAGCAGTCTTCAATTGATACTGCTGCGGCTGGGATTGCGGGACATAAGACGCCAAACCGGGCGTACCTGAAATATTCCTTCCCGCGTTTTGCCCAGAACTTGCATTTTGATAAATAGCTTGTTGGCGGGCAATGATATTCCGAATGTTATCGGGATCGTAAGGGCTGTATTGGGGGTCATATGAAAAATCATATGCAGGGCCGCCAGCCGCAAATCCCATGCCTTCATGCTGCGGGCCCACTGCGCCGCCTTCTGAAACAAGGCCACCGGCATACTTCGCCGCGCGGTTGTAATCGACCGTCTTGTATCCATGCGATTCGCCGACCGCTTCTGGATGAATTTTCTCGACCTCGTCGGCCATGAAACCGACATGGGTCTGCTCGGACGGATCGCCCTTGTATTTGAACTTGTAAATCGGCAAGCCCTCGTCCGTCTCGCCGATGCGCTTGATGTCTTCTTTCAAGCGGCGGTCCGAGAAGAACGGCATCGGTTGCGTCGTGGTCGTCGTCGAGCCAGACAACGCGCCAGTGCCTTCGGCGATGTTCGCGAGGAACTGCGCCGTCTGGAATGGGTAGGCTTGCTGCTGCAAGAACTGATTGTAGAGGGCGGTGAGGCCAGCCTGCTGCGTCTGTTGGCCGAGAGTGCCAGCGCCAATTTGAGCCTGCGCTCCTGCGAGTCCTGCGGTCTGTGCGCCGGTGCCGAGATTGCCCAATTGGTTTGCCAAAGCGCCCTGCTGCGCGGTGCCAGCAAGATAATTCTGCGCGGCATTTTGGTAGCCTTGGTTGGCCATATTGGACAACGTGTTACCAAGAGCGAGGTTCTGCTGGTTCATCAGCGCGGCCTGCGCGATGTTGCCACGGTCGCCACCAAATGCGCCTTGCTGGATTGTGTTGCCCAGCAATTGCTGTTGCTGCTGCTGGTTCACATTTTGGAGCTGTGCAGCGGTCGCGCCCATAGCTTGGTTGACGAACGGGTTCATATATCCCGCAACGCCTTGCTGGAAGCCTTGCGGTGTCAACCCGCCATAGGCTTGCGCCGTGCCTTGCATAGCGGCGTTATAAGCTGGCTGTGCGGCACCGGCGTATTGGTTGATATTCGCGATGCCCGCATTTTGCTGCTCGTTCAAAGGTGCAACAAAAGCGTTAGGATTTGTGCTATACTGTTGGAACGGCGTCTGCGCGACGTTTTGAGCACTGGCATTGACGGCATTATACCGAGCCAGAACCTCTGGTGGAATTTGAACGCTCTGGGCCGTCGTGCCGGTCTTGCCACCCATTTTAATGCTCCGTCATATGCTCTTCGTGTCCGGTGCGGACATTGTACAGGAAGAAAGCTCCGGCTGGGGGGCCAAAAGAGCGTTCATAAAGGCGAACTTTGGATTCCGTCCGGTGATTGGACAGAACGCCGATAATCAACGGAATGTTCAACTCATCGGCCACCTTCTTTGAGAACTCACAAAGTTTGCGAGCGCGGCCCCCTTTTGCGCTGCGGAACTCTGGGTCAACAAAAATGGCCTTTTCCTCAAGCATCCAACTGTCGGAATACCACATTTGGCTCATTCTTAAAAGGACCGCGCCTTCAATCTTTTTACCCGGTTCCCCAATAATGCCGACAAGGCCCTGCCAAAGATAAAGTGCGGGACGAATCATGCCCAACATCTTGGTCGGGTTGACGTCTTTAATGCCGTTTTCTTCCCATGCCCGCATTGCCAATTCCAGCATTGCGGCTTCGTCCTCTGGCGTTCCAAGTCTGATTTTAGGTTCCATTTTAATCCCTTTTTGGCCCCGGCAATTTCTTTAAGGTATCAATGGTTTTGTTGCGGTATCCCTTAACGAACTCGTCAAGGATTTCATGCCCGTGATCCATATCGCCGCCACCGAGTGCGGTGACATCTTCGGGGTCAATAACATATTCACCACCGGCGGCAACGATCTCGACCGGCGTCGCACCGCCATCCGCTCGGGCCCCGTATGGTTTGCCTTCGGCATAGGGCTGCGCCTGCTCGGTATAGGGCTGCTTGCCTTCTTGGAAGTATGGCTGCGACGAGAACATGCGACGAGCGATTTTGAACCCCGCCATCGTGTTGCCTTCACCCATAGCGCCGATGATGTCGGCGGGGATCACATACGATCCCGCTTTGACGTTCATGGGCAAATGATCGGTGCGGCCAGCGACAGGGCTATGGATAGGGCCTGTATGGAGCATGTGAGCGGGTTTGGCATATTGCACTTTAGGGGCTTGGCGGACGCCGGTCCCAGACATCGCCATAGGGCCGCCTTCTGCCCTTGTGTGGCGAGCTGTGTTCAATGCAGCCGCAATTGCTTGGTTTTGGGGGTGTCCAGATTGTACCATTTCGCGAATATTTGCACTGATGGTCTTCTGTGATGTACCTTTCTGCAATGGCATGACGGACCTCAGCTATAAGAAACGGCGACAATCATGCCGCTACCGGGGGTGACAACAATGCCGTTATTGACCGGCATGTCGATGGTGTAAATCCCAACAGTGTTGGGGATGACGGCGAGGCGGGTGCCGGTCGTAGCGGTTGCAGTCGAGCTGGCATCATAGACCATGCCCGTAGTCGTACCGGCAACAATGACGCTGACTTTTGCCACCCAGCCATATTGGGTTTTCAAATATGTCGCCGAAGAAATTTCCAGACTGTTAACTGATCCGGCAAGGTTCTGCGTCGTATGATTTAAGGCGCTGATGCTTTGAACACCGTTTTTTTGGGCGGTCAAAAAGTCGTCTGGTGATGCCATCAGAACCTCCCGTCAATTTGGTAGCGATAGCGGATTGCGCCGAGACGCCAGAAAGTGCCAACATCGTTTGACGATACAGCAATTGACATAAGACGTGCGCGGATGCGGACGGAGATATACTCTGTCGCTTGCGTCATACTGTATGGGCCATACTGGATTGGCGTGTCGCCCGGATAATTGGTCGCATAAAACGTGATCTGAACCGTCGCATTGGGGTTGCCGCTATATGTGCCCCATTTCATGTCCGGCCAAATCTGATCAATGAAGATCAAGTTGTCCGCTTCATTCAATTGGAAATAGCCGGTCTGGAACGATGACAGCATTGCAGTCGTTTGCGTTCCGCTTGCCGCGTCGTTACCTACTTCGTGCTGATAAAGGTAATTGTCAGACCCAGCGCCAATGGGGGGTCCGAGAACTGACTGATCAATCCAAGCAGTGCGGCCAAGAGAACCAAAGTCCCACTGCTGGAGTACGGTGTTGTACTTGACATAGCTATCATTCTCCGTCGAGGACGCAGATGGGTAATACCAAGTGATTTCATTGAATTGCGAGTTCACGCCACAGCATACTTTATAAAAATATGCGGTATTGATGTTCTGGAATATCACATCAAAAATTGGGCATGGAATTGCTTGCGGTCCCGATCCCGTAGACATAAAGAATTGCTTTTGTGACATCCAGTAGATGCCGCCGTTAAGTTGCCCCACGCAATGGCGAGAAACTGCTCCGCAGTTTGAACCAATTTTGTTGAACCCGTAAACAAGCGGCGCACCCACATACTGCATTGCCCAAAGGTCGAGGTCGGTCCAAAGCAAACCTTGTTGAGGACCTTGAATGCCAGCAACAATCTTTGAACCGGTTGGAATGCGATATGACCCTGCTTGGTTTGTCGGCGTTGCATTCCAGCTCGTGAAGTCGCCGATGTCGCACCAGCGCACCAAAAGAGGATCGGGTGATAATGTGAATGATGAGCCATACGCCACAACTTGCCGCTCTGGCATCGCGACAAATGCGCCACTGTTAACAAGAGGGCCATTGCCGCCAACGATTTGGGCGTTTTGCAATTGACTGCTTGGCTGCCAATAATAAATCGCGCCGCCCGCCGGGCATGCAATCAAGTCTTGCCCGAAATTGTCGAGTGTCCAGTCGGTTGTCGTGATAGGCGTTCCGGCCACAGAGGGTTGCGTCGTCCCAACGCCGAAACCGCCCACGCCATATGGCCCAACGCCGAAACCTGTGCTAGTAGGCTGAGGTCCTTGAGCAACATAAAATGTGGCATTGATGTTTCCACTGTCGATATACACACTTGCGGTGCTCGTCGCGGTATTTTGAGCAGAGAACGTAAATACGCTGGATGATGAAACCGACAAAACCGTATAGAGGCCAGAAAGCGTCACACCGCCGACAGTTGTTGGGACACCAACATAAAATTGATTTCCTGCGGTATACCCATGATTTGCAAATGTGCAGCTCACAACAGATGAGCCGCTTGCCGTCGTGAAGTAATACGACGCACCGGCATTTGACACGGTAGATGTCGCATTGCTCGCCGCTTGGATTGAATAGTTTGTCCCGTATTGAACCGTTCCGGCAACCGTTTGAGCGCCTGTTGCGGTGCTGGCAAATGAGACCGAGGTTGTCGAGGATGCTGTTACGACCCATGTTCCATTATATGCCGCAGGCGTGACACCCGACACAATTATGGTTGACCCCACAGGCGCTGCAGCGGCCACTGCGCCAAAGGTAATGGTTGCCGTCGTTCCTGTCCCGCTGACCCCAGTTGTCGCAGCGGTGATTGCTACGGTTGCCGTGTATAATGGATACGGACCCGTAAGCACAATTCCGCCAATGGTGACGGGAGTGACATAATTCACGTAATCAAGCGTTGAGCCGATTAAACCATAATCAATCACTTGGATAATATTTGACCCGCTTGTTGTTGAGAAATTAGGGCTTGAATTTGTTGTCGTGATTTGCGGAGTGATATTGACCAAATTGTTGTTCGTCAGAACATTCAAAGAAGATTCAGCGCCAATTCCAAGATGGTTAATAGCATTAAGATCAGCCCATCCTTTAAGAGCGCGGATTTTTGACGACAAAGCAGATTGATAATACGCAACCCAGCCACCTAACTTTTGGGCCAAGCCCAATTGTGAACGGTCGTAAATAAACCGTATCAAATTTGATACAGAATAGTTTGCTTGATTGACCGCCAACGTCGCATTGGTGTCGACTCCAGGTTGAAGTTTGACCATATTATGCGGCATGGATTACCTCGTCGGTGTCGCCGCCGGAGCGGGCGAGTATGAGGTCCACGCAGCCGCTTCAAATTTCTTGCGGTTTTCTTCAATCAATGCGCTTGCTTTCAGAGCCTGATATTGGCCTTCATACGATTGAGCCATTTGAGGATCATCGTTCATGCGGCCAAAGTTGCGCTGATAGGCCGAGATATAAATCATCGACGCCATGATGAAGAGATCAGGCAAGAAGGTCGAGATATATGTCGACGGATTTGAGGCCGAGAGCGGCGCGGAACGGATCGTCCCAGTGAGGCGGGCAGTGTAGGCGAGATTAGGCGTTGGCCCCACAATGATGTTTTGGGACGTGTAACCAGCCGTTGCGGCGTCGCCCCCATAGACAGCAAAGTATTGCGGGACGCCGGTCGTCGAGTTTCCGCCATAGACATTTTGAATGAACTCTTTTGGCACCGGCAGAAGAGGTGTGCTGTTGCCCGATGAATCCAATGTCTCAATGGTCTGAAGCGTGACGTAGGCCGACGTCGGGATCGTCAGAGTGTTATTGCCAATTGTGAACGAGTATGACGTGTTCTGCGTCTGGGTAGACAGAAAGTCCAAATCCCTCTGCATCCGCAGTTCGGCATAGTCGATCATCGACGGGATGATGATCGTGAAATTGGGGTCGGTGACCGGCACCACGGCCATCGTGGCGATCTGCTGGACGTAGGTGGAATAAGTCAGTGACATGGTTACCCTACCATCTTGAACGCTTCGGTCTCGACCTCAAGAACCCGACGCGACCACCCCGCGCCAAACATACTATAGGTTGGGAGGCTTTGCAAAAAGGCTAATCGGGCGTCACAGACTTGCGTTGCAACATCGCGAGGGTTTGCCGTTTCAAGAGCAGCAAGCGTGGCGGGGCCGATTTGTCCGTCTGCTGCCACATTGAGTACCTGCTGAAGGGTTTTGGCGGCCCGCGACGGCCCCGAATTGATGGCAAAATCAAAGACCGCATAGTCCACTCCGTATGGCAGATCGTCGCCCTTAATCGGGTTCCAATACTTTGCCCTGTAAAGCGGCATGACGTCGGCGGGCGTCAGCGCCCTAATGTCGTCCTTGGTCACAGGATGGCCGACCCACGCCTCCCAAGTGTCCTTGGTGCAGCCGAGATTAGTTGCCCCACCCGGATCGTGCGGGTTGTCGACGTAGCCACCTTCATTCCGCAGAACGAGGGCAAAGCACTGTTCAAAATTATTTTCCATTGCCGAGAGCCGCCGTCAAAGCATCCGTCTTCTGCTTGGAACCAGCCGAAGACCCAAAATAGAACCCCATCACGCTTGTCCACGCCGTGCCAAGCGTACCGATCAACATCAGAAGCGCTTCGCCGCCGGTCGGTGGCAGGCCATAATGCAAAATGTAACCCACGATGCCAAAGAACCCGAGCGTGACACCAACCGCAAGGACGCGAGGAATCCAGTCGCGTGTCTGGATTTCCATATTGCGGGCCGAATCGCGATCAGCCTCAGAGATGCGCTCGAGATCGATGTCGAGCGACTTCATTTGAACCTTGAAGTCGGCGTCGATCTTTTTAAGCGCGGCAAGCTGATCGCCGTTAGGATTGGCAAGAGCGGCCATAATGTCGTCTTCGGAAGCGTTCTCGTGGCCGAACAAAGCGCCCGAGATAGCTTTGACAGCCATGCCAGCGACAGGGCCGCCAAGCGCGGTCGCAATTGTTGGTGCAATTGACCCAATAAGTGGGCCGAATGATTTCAAAAGGTCCATTTTGATCCCCTATTAGTGCGTTAATGACAACCAGATACCAAGGCCGCCCATAACAACCAAAAGGCCGCCCACAATGCTTGAAACCATAATCATGTCGCGGCGGGTTTCCATCGCCTGTTCATACTCTTCCTTAGCCTGTCTCGCGGCTTCTTTCCGCAACTCAATGACCTTGCGCTGGACATTGTCCCATGCCGCTAGGCCATGTATGGCAACGAACATATTCTTCGCCTCTGCCGCCATCTGGTTGGCCTTGTCTTTGGCGGCATAGAGCTTCATCGCCTGCGCTTCAAACTCAGCCTGCGACTGGAATACCTTCTTCTTGCGCGGCATCGACACAAGTTGAACGACCTTGGCGACCTCAGACATCAAGTGGCCAACTCGATGCGCGGTGTCGACGACGTCTTCGCCTGCACTGACGGCAGACTTCAGCCCGTTGTAGATAGCAGTGGCACCAGCCAATACGGTAAACGGGTCCATTAGTCACCTACCCAGAACGGTGGATTTTGCGGTTGAATCGGTGCCGGAGACAAAGCGGCAATCTGCGCCGCAATCTGTGCCTCAACGCCAGGGACGCTGATTAAAGAGGCCACCCAGCTCGCCGCCATCTCCTGCGTGATGTCTTGATACGGGATAAATTCGGCAGGATTAGGGTCGCCCAATTTCACCGAACCGGATGCAGATGATGTGTTTGCGCCATCGGTGCCGGTGCATACCCAATTGATGCCGACAACGACATTTTGCAAATCGCCTTCTTGCGGCTTCACGATAAATTGCGGATACGACCAAGTGAATTGCATGGCTTACGCGTACTGGGTTTGAGCTGCCAAGACGGTATAGGATGCGGAACCTGTCTTGATGATTGTGTAGGTGTAGACATCGATCCCACTGGCATTGCCGGATACCGGTGCCGAACCACCTTGCCACTTCGGAGTGACGGTCGTTGAGTCGATCTGGAATGTTGTCTCGTAATATGGCGTTGATCCCTGCGCTGCCAAGAAGGCAATCGTGACAACTTGACCGGTCGAGACAACCGAGTTGAACGTATTGGAGCCATTGCCGCGCACATTGATTGTGAAGTTGCCGGTCGCGCTCGCCGAATAAAACAAGATCGATTGCGTCAACACGTCAAAATTGATCGTGCTTGATGCGCCAGAGCCCACAATCGTGACCGGCTCGGCAGCGTTTTGCAAAACGGCAGCGAGCGTGGACGATGAACCGCTCAAGGTCGCAGTCGCGTTAAAGACCGATGTGCCATTGAACGTCGATGCGCCGCCGACCGAAAGCGTTCCTGTCAGAGCCAAACTGGTGAGCGAGTTGAGCAACCCATTGTCAGCGGGATAAATGCCCGAGCCATCCGAATACAAAAAGACGCTGTATCCTTGCGGCGCGACGACGGAGTTTGCGCCACCGGCTGACGCAATCGTTACCGTGTAAGCACCGGATGTTGCGTTGGTAAAAATCCAGAACCCGCCAATGGCGGGGACGGTCACGATGATGTTGGCCGAGATCGCGCCGGTGAATTTAATCCGCATGGCTTGCGTATTGCCGCCACCCGACGATGACGGGCTAGTCAGCGTGACGTTTGCATTGGTCAAGGCGATTGATGTCGTATTGCCAAAGATCGCATCCAAGATGGTTGCGTTGTTGTTCAATGGCTGATCCCACGTCGGTGACGTGCTGTTATAGGCGGGTTCGTTCAGCGCCAAATTCGTCGTCGTAGCCATGATCAGTAATCCTGTGTGTTCGTTGCGGGGTAGGCGCGACCCTTACCCCAGAGAATACGCACTGCGCCGCCGCCGCCTGTTGTGTTAGCGTTTAATCCGGAACCGGCTCCGCCACCATAAGCGCCGCCAGAACCTTGCGTTCCGTCACCACCCGCGCCGCCGTTTTGTCCGCCCGAGCCGCCGCCACCTGCGCCACCGGCAGCACCGTTTGACCCTTGGCCCAAGATGCCGACACCGCCACCACCAGCGCCACCAGCATCCGAACCACCGGCAGACCCGCCGCCGCCGCCACCGCCTGAACCGGGCGTTGAATAACCAATACCGCCATTGCCGCCATTGCCGGTGTAGCCACCCGCGCCGCCACCTGATGCCGGTGAGCTGGGCTGACCGTTTGCGGACGCTTGGCCACCGTTGCCGCCGCCGTCGCCTGTGTATGTGCCACCTGCGTTATAAGCGTTTCCGCCGCCTTTGCCGCCAAAACCGCACACAGTTGACGTGTTGATGAAATAACTGTTTCCGCCGTCACCGCCTGTGCCACCGGCCCCTACAACGACGGTGTAAGACTGCCCCGGAACGACGCGAATATTGTTTTTCCAGCCAAGACCGCCGCCGCCACCGGCATAGTATCCGGGAAGATTGCAACTACCGCCACCGCCGACCGCGACAACACACACCGAACGCACATTGGCCGGAACGGTCCAAGAGTATGTTCCCGGCGTTGTAAAGGCAACCTGCGAAGGCACAGGGTTAGAGTAGCCGCTTGTGAACCCAAACGCCTTTGCCGATGCTGCTCCTCTTGTGACGAGGGTTGGCATATTGCGTTAGCCCCTTTTCCATTCGCGATAGGCAAGCATGATTCTAAATATCAACAAACCGAGCGAGCCAAGCGTTACGAAAAACGCTGCCCAAGCCCCCATAACCTCCGCCCACCAAGGGAGTGTCATGGCCCCCGCAGCGATTGCGCTGTCGATCATGAGGTTGCTGTTGTCGTGAGAGGTCATGATGTTACCTCAACCCAATTCTTTGTGGCTTCATCCCAATGATAAATTTTACCATCGGCAGGATATGGAACGGGTGCTTCCCACAGCCATGTTGTTTGGTTTAATGTCCAAGACGGATATGGCTGAGGGGCATAAAAAACATCATGCGCTGCGTCGTATGTATGGCCAATGCCAGCATAATTGCCGCGTAGTGGACGGCCCTCAGGATGCTGATTGCCACGTGTATTATATGATGTTTGAATCCATTGCCCCGGTGAAGAATCAACAAAATGGGTAAAGAACTCAAGTTCTGCAACGATAACCTGAACAACTTTACCATCAAGAACTTTGGCAAAATGGCTCATGCTATGTAACTTCCTGATGAAGTAAATTTGATAATTGTATTGCTACCAGAGGTTGTGACCGTTGGCAAACCTGTTGTTATCCCAGAGTAGTTCGTTGTTGGAACCGATAAGATAACAACGCCAGAACCGCCCGATCCACCAGTGTTACTACCGCCAACCGGGCTTCCCGACCCGCCACCGCCGCCGCCAGTATTGGCTGTGCCAGCGCCGCCGCCGCCGTTATTATTACCATTACCGCCGCCGCCTGATCCGCCACCGCCAGCGCCACCGCCAGCCGCCCCTCCCCCGCCACCACCAGCATAAGTGACAGCAGAACCTGTAATGGAAGATGATGAACCGGATCCACCACTGCCACCACCGCTACCCGAAACACCGTTACCACCGGCAGCACCAGCGCCGCCGCCACCGCCGCCTCCGCCAACGTGACCTGATGGGCCGCCGGATTGGCCGCCGCTGTTACCCTGACCAGATGTTCCTGATCCACCACCAATGGGGTTACCATTTGAACCTTCGCCGCCACCGCCGCCTGATCCGCCGCTACCTCCGCCACTGCCCGTTCCGCCGCTTCCGGAACCATATCCACCTCCGCCGCCACCAATAGCAGTAAAACCAAACGCAGTTGAATTATTTCCTTGTCCACTGCCGCCGCTGCCGCCGCTACCAACCACAAAACTATAAGTATTACCCGCAGTTACAGTCGTGCTTCCTGTTAAAAGCCCACCGGCTCCGCCGCCGCCCCCAGAACCATCGTTGCCGCCACTGCTTCCGCCGCCACCGCCGCCCGCAACAAGGAGATAGGAAACTGAATAAATTTGATTAGTTGATGTAGCAATATAACTTGCATAAGGAAGCCATCCTCTTGTTGAATCAACATACACAAAATTCATTACTGCATAATATTGATTAATTGCAGCACTTCCACTTGAACCTTGAATTTTATTTCCGTTCGGGCTGATTGTAATATTGTTTGTTGCAGCAGTTCCTGCGTAATCTAAAATTGTTACAAAATTCCCCGTAGATGGCGACGCAGGAAGAGTAACAGTAATTGCGCCAGATGTCGTATTTACAGGATAAATGTTACCTGCTGAAGCGGTGAAGTTTGCCGTTTGAACAGATTGAGTAGAAAGTCCCGCCGACCCCCATGTAGGAGCGGAACCGGAACCACCAGAGAGCAACGCTTGCCCCGACGATCCTTGGCTGGTCGGCATAGGAATGCTGGTCCATGACGAACCATTATACACATCCAATGCGCCTGTGGTTGTATTAAACCCCATTTGACTTTGGTTAGGCGTCGCAGGTCGCGTCGCCGTTGTCCACGTCGGGAAAGTTTCGCCATTTTGGCCTGACAGTGTGATCGTCATTGTGCGGCTCCAATGGTAAGTTTGCCTTCTGCGACGAGGGCCATAAGTGCGATATAGTCAGAGTTGGCGGGGTCAAGAGGCACGAAACTGGTCACGCCGTTGATGTCAACGCGGATGGCGTTTTGATTACCTGCCGTGTCTTTTGTGTACTGAGCGTTGCTATACATGGATCATAACTCCGCCGATGCAGTTATATGGACGCCGCCCCATTCACCGTTTGTGTTCCCGCCTCCTGCGGCATAATACCAAGAAGCAGTTACGTTATCAGTCCCAATTGCGTCGGTTCCGCCATTATAATTTGTGCTGCTATCAAAATCTCTAAATGGATTTGTTGTGCTTCCATTGTTAGGATTGTAAAAAGTAATGCTTGGAGCGGTTCTTTTTGAAACCGCAAATTTCCATACCGTTCTAATTGTTTTTGAAGCAAATGACATCATAGACAAAATGCCATTGTTTGTTACCGTTCCCGGCGCTGTGGTTATGTCATAAGTCTTTTCATAATACCGCTGAGACAACGCCAACTCTTGCCCATACTGCCGCCGTTCAAACGGTGTGGCGACGGAGCCGACTTCAAGTTGGACGCCGGTGATAAGGAATGTAATTGATGAAGTTGAAACAGATGTAATGCTAAGACCAAGGCCATTTACAGCATTGGATGAAATGCTTGGGATCGTAATAGTGTAATAAGCCCACGAAGATGTTGGCGTGAAACTGTAATTAGAACTTGTTGTGGTAGTCGTATAATTATCTGCCGCAGACGGATAAACAAGAAACGCATAAAGGTTTCCTGAGCCAGACGTTAATTTTGCCCAAAAACTAATGGTAACGGTTGCACCGCCCAAATCTTTGCAATTCAACGATTCAATGCGTTGAGCCAAGGTAGGTTGTCCACTTCCGCTGACCGACATAGAGTATTGAAACCCGCCAGTAGAAGGAACGTCGGTAGATTGAGAAAATGTTGGGCTTGTTCCATAACCAATAAACCAACGGTCTGCCGTGTAGCCTGATGAAAACGATGTCCCACGCTGCCAAATCTGCATACCACCATTGATGATGCGATTACGCAAAAACGAAGACGCCATCACCACCGTGCCAGATGTGGCCGTGATGTTGTTCGCAGCCGTCAGACTGCTGCCGACAGTCACGTTGCCTGACGTATCCAATGCAAGATTGGTCGTGGAGGAGGTAGCGTTTTGGATGTTGGTGGTTTGAAGTGTAGCGGTCATTACTTAGCCCCCGCCAATGAGTTGATCTGTGCGGTTAATGCGGCCAACTGCGCTTGTAATTCCGCAAGTGTCGGTTGTGGAGCAGGAGCCGGTGGCGCAGGTGGGTTTGGATTTGGATTTGTAAACACACCGTTGGCATACGTCCAGCCAATACTTGAAGTGTCATCGGCAATGGCAATGTACTCACTAGAAAAACCCGGAATAGGTTGTGATGGAGCATTTTCATACTCAATGACATTCTCAACAATTCCATTTTTGATAATTGCGTAGCGTTGCATAATCAAACCTCAATAGTTGTAATGTTCTTCAATGATAATGATGCCGGAACCGCCCGCGCCTCCAGCGCCGCCGCCTGAACCTGCTGACCCAGCGGTGCCGCCAGCACCAACAGAGTAAGAATACGTTGAAGACGGAGAAGTAATAATTTTTTCTAAATACCCACCGGCAGAACCCGCTTGGCCAGAATAAATTCCACTTCCGCCCCCAGCAGAGCCGCCACCGGCACCGGAATTTGTTTGTGCAGCCGTTCCGCTTCCTCCGCCATTGCTCCCCGAATTTCCTCCAGAGCCAAAAATAGTGCTTGCCCCGCATTGTCCATAAGTATTGGTTAAATTTCCTCCCCCAGTAGCATTAGACGCGCTTTGTGTGGGAGCAAATGCTCCCTGAGCGTTAAAGTCCCCGCCTGTTGCCGTTCCTCCCGTATTGGGAGAACCACCAGTGGCTCCGTTGCTGCCAGCACTACCACCGCCGCCGCCATTGCAAGTTAAAAATGACGTACCAAAAGTGGTTGTCCCGCCTGTGCCACCATTACTTTGGCCGCCCGAACCACTTCCGCCACCACCGCCCCCGCCGCCAACCATGCGGACGCGAATCCACTTTACACCTGCTGGTAAAGTGTATGTGCCTGAACCGGATGTATATACAGTTTGCGTTGGTCCGGTTACGCTTTGATTATTGGCAGTGTTGCTTAAAAGAACTGTTCCGGTAGAAGCAGGAAGCGTGATCGTATTCGTTCCCGCAACCGCTGGTGGGGAAATGGTAATTTGACCTGACGATGATCCGTTGAGTGTTAAATTGCCCATATTACACCACAGTCCATGTTGATGACGAAGGAATTGTGATTGTCGCGGATGAAGATATCGTAACAGGCCCGAACGTGCCAGCGTTGGTGTTTGACGGGATGCTATAGGATGAATTAACGGTCTGGCCATTGTTCCAGAAGATCGCATCAGTGCCGCCGCCTGTCGCACCGGCTGTAATCGTTGTCCATGTCGGGGGTGCTGACGGGCCACCGGACACAAAGGCTTGACCGGAAGTGCCATAATTGACCGTGGCTGCTGCGACCGAGCCAATACCCCACGCGCCAGACGTGTTAATTGCAAACTGGCCCGAGCCATTCGTGTAAAACGACAGCGGCAAATATGTGCCTGTGCCGTTGATGCCAGACACCAATTGCACGTCGGTCGTGCCGTTTGTTGCAATCAAAACCTTTGATGCATTGGTCGGGTTGGAATTGTTCGTCGCTTGCCAAGACGCAGCAGTCGACGTTCCGGACGGCAGGGCATAGATGCCGGTCGTGCTGTTGGCTGTGCTGGTTTGGAAGGCAAAGCGCGATGTCAATGTCGCATTGGTGAAGTCTGCAAGGAAAAACGACCCAGACCCAGTAAATGTGATGTTGCCGCTATTGCTGATGCTGCCCGTCGTCAAAGACGTGACGGTTGGCGTCGTCGAGTAGGATGGCGCAACACCGACACCGCCGGAAACCAAAACCGCACCGGTGGCGACGTCAGACAATTTGGAAAGCGTCGTGGTGCCTGATGCGTAAATGAGGTCGCCGACCGTGTAGGACGTCAATCCGGTGCCGCCGTTGGCAACAGGAACCGTGCCGGTCAATGTCGACAAAGAAACAGTTGTCCAAGATGGCGATGCCGATGCGCCGCCAGATGTAAGAAACTGCCCAGAACTGCCGTAAGCAATTGCCCCAGCGCCTACCCCAATTTGTCCTGATGGCCCCACGCGGAATGATTCAGTCGCGCTGTTTGTGCCTGTTGCTGTTGTATAAAGTGACGCGTATGTGCCTTGGGCAGTATCGGTAAAATTTTCAGCCGCAGTTAAAGCAAAATAGCCGGTAGATGACGCGCCAAATGCTGTCGCGCCATATCCGCGGGCCGTAAATTGAGCCAAAAAGTCGCCAGATTGAGACGCTGTTGGTGATGCTGCGGTGCCGCGAGCAGAACGCGCCGTGTATACACCGTAAGCACCCGTTCCGTAAGCATCTTGTGTAATGCGTGTATTGGCAGCATTCGCGCCAACAATATATAAGTCAGTTCCAGCCGGGAGCGCAGCGGACGGTGTAGTAGTTTGAGTTGCTGACACAACCGTCAATGTTGTCATCGGCGTGGCAGTATTTAAGCCAAGACGATAATTGGTATTATCCCAAAAATATTTGGCATTATTTTGTGTGTATACGCCTGAAGCACCGGCAAAAATTGCGGAGCCGGCAGTAAACGCGGTTGATGTTCCCGTGCCACCATTGGTTACACCAAGTGTTCCGGTCACCCCCGTTGATAATGGAAGGCCGGTTGCATTGGTTAAAACAGCCGCGGAGGGCGTTCCAAGGGCCGGCGTTACCAATGTTGGCGAGTTTGACAGCACAATGCTACCTGAACCAGTGACAGGCTGGCCAAGAGCAGTTTGAACACCCGTACCGAATGATGTGAGGCCCGTGCCACCCGCCGTTATCGGTAATGTGCCGGTTGTAAGAACTGTAGTCGATGTCGCATATACAGCGCCACCCGACGTGAACGACGCGAGGTTAGTGCCACCATTGGCTGTCGGCAACACGCCGGTCACGCCGGTTGTGAGAGGCAGGCCGGTGGCGTTTGTCAAAACTGCCGAGGATGGCGTCCCAAGGGCTGGAGTTACAAGAGTAGGAGAGTTTGAAAGAACATTATTTCCAGTACCTGTAGACGTGGTAACACCTGTACCGCCCGCTAAAACTGGTAATGTTCCCGCCGTCAACACTGAGGCAGATGTGGAATATATGGCATTATTCGCCGCAGTAAAGGTTGTTAAACCTGTGCCACCATTTGAAGTTCCAAGCGTACCCGTAACGCCCGTGGTTAATGGAAGCCCTGTGGCATTTGTAAGAACAGCAGCAGACGGAGTTCCAAGAGCCGGAGTTACAAGCGTTGGCGAAGTTGCCAGTACAATCCCGCCTGTCCCAGTGACGTTTTGCCCTAAAGCAGTTTGAACGCCTGTGCCAAGAGCCGTAAGTCCCGTGCCGCCGTTGGCAATAGCAAGCGTACCCGCAAGCGTAATTGCACCCGTGGTTGCCGTATTAGGCGTAAGGCCAGTTGTTCCGCCGGAGAAAGACGTCACGCCGCCCGTAGAAGCAGCCCACGTTGCCGTTGTGCCGTTGGATGTCAGAACATATCCATTGGAGCCAATAGGGAGGCGTGTGGCGCTGTTAACTCCATTACCGATAATGATATCGCCGGTCGATGTGATAGGCGACAGCGCATTGAATGCTGCGGATGCTGTGGTTTGACCCGTGCCGCCATTGCCAATGCCGACCGTCCCGAGGCTGATCGTGTTACCCGTTTTGATCAGCGGAGAGTTAACTTGAATATTACCGGCAGAAGATGTCTGCGTGAACGTAAGTGTAGTTGACCCGACAGTGATGGCTCCGGTTGTGTTCATCACCCACGCAGTTGCGCCATTTGTAGTCCCATTATTCACAAAGAATGACGCGCCTGTCTCAATGTAGTTCGGGCCAGAGCCGGGCGTGTTAAAGTCAGTAGCGCGGGTCAAAACCCAGTTGGTTGATCCCGAACCTTGGTTGGTGACCGTGTATGCGCCGTTATATGCGCCGTTGGATTCATTTTTGACCAAAACGCGGGTTGCATTTGTGACGTCGGTCGCGGTGAACGTGTAGCCGTCAATGGTCAAAGCGGCTTGAGTGCCAGCATTGGTGAGGGTAGCGCCAACACCAGACGCGCCATTATTGTAAGTAACGCTGCCGAGGTCCGCTGTTGTCGCGTATCCAACAGCCGTGTGGAATGTCTGGTTGGAAACCGTCGCAACCTGATTATCCACATATTGCTTCGTCGAGAGCTGCAGGGCTGCGGTAGGGTCTTGTGTGACCGTGACAGTCGTGAGGCCGCCTAACGTGAGCGTTGTGGCACCGAGTGCGATATTCGTCGTGCCAATTGTCAATGATGAATTGGTCAATCCGGCATTGGGGATCGTCGACACCGCAGTGATCGGGCTCGCGCCATTACCGACAAGATAACCGGTAAGTGTAGTTGCGCCTGTGCCGCCATTAGAAACAGGTAATGTGCCAGTGACACCTGTGGTCAATGGCAAGCCCGTAGCATTTGTAAGGACAACGGATGACGGCGTCCCGAGCGCAGGGGCCACAAGTGTCGGAGAATTGGACAGGACGACGGAACCGGTTCCCGTTGATGTTGTCGTTCCTGTGCCACCCGCAGTTACGGGCAAAGTTCCCGTCGCTAAAACAGATGCTGAAGAAGCATAGACAGCGCCACCAGACGTAAACGATGTTAAACCAGTACCGCCATTGGATGTTCCAAGTGTACCCGTAACGCCTGTGGTTAACGGAAGACCCGTTGCGTTTGTAAGCACCAAAGCGGAAGGCGTCCCGAGCGCGGGGGTCACAAGTGTCGGAGAATTAGACAGGACGACGGAACCGGTGCCTGTCGATGTCGTCGTTCCTGTGCCGCCCGACGTGACAGGCAATGGCGTCGACAGCGCCAAACTTGCAATCGTCGTAACGCCAGCCGAAGAGATGGACATCGCGTCGGTGGAATTGCTGTTGACGACAAAGCGGATCGCGTTGGCCGTTGTGGTGCCGAGAACAAGGTCACCATTGGTTGCATCAAGATAGACGGCATTGGGAAGATTGAATGAACTTGTGCCGGTGAAGGCACTGCTATTCATGCCAAACTCGCCAAAGTATCCGGTTGAAGAACCTTGGTCGTTTGACACAATGAAGTTTGTCGATGCCGCAGACCCAGCATTGGTATTCTGCAGCACCATTTGGTTGTATGAATTGACGCTATTCACAAACGACGAGAAAATGTTTGTGTCAGAATAGCCAAGCGTCCCGTAATTAAATGCGCCAGTATTGTATGGCGTCGAGACCGACAACGCGAGTGTCGCGGTGTAGCTTGTTGCTGTAGCTACACCCAATGTCGGCGTCACAAGCGTCGGAGAATTGGACAGCACTACTGACCCAGTTCCGGTCGACGTCGTTACGCCGGTGCCGCCCGATGCCACCGGCAAAGTGCCCGTTGTCAACACAGACGACGAAGTTGCGTAGACAGCGCCGCCAGAAGTGAATGACGTGAGCCCTGTGCCGCCGTTTGCTGTTGGCAATACGCCGGTCACGACGGTTGAGAGGCTTACCTTACCCCAAGAAGGCGCGACACCGACGCCGCCAGAAAGCAAAACGTTGCCGACGGCCACGTCATTGAGGCGGGCCAAAGTCGTCGACGAATCGGCATACAGAAGATCGCCTGTGGTGTATGAGGGAAACCCTGTGCCGCCTTGTGTAGCGGACAATGGCGTCGTCAACCCAGAAAGCGATGTGATGTCACTGTTTGCGCCGGATGCAGCCGCCCCAAGATTTGTGCGGGCTGCCAAGGCCGACGTCGCGCCGGTGCCGCCATAAAGAATGGCAATCGGCGTCGCCTGCCAAGTTCCGGAAGTAATGGTGCCGAGCGACACCGTTCCCGTCGACGTGAGATTTGTAAATGTGCCTGCGGCGGGCGTCGTGCCACCGATAGTGGTTTGATCTATTGTGCCGCCCGTAATGGCAACCGCATTGGCGTTTTGCGTTGCCATTGTGCCGAGGCCGACAACTTGGCTCGGCGTGATGGAGATCGCCACGTTGTTGGCAGATGTGATCTGCCCTTGGGCATTGACCGCAATGCGCGGAACCGTTGTCGCGCTACCATATGTCTGCGGCGAGACGCCCGTATTGGCAATAGAGATCGTGCCGGTCGTGGTAATGGGACCGCCGGTCAATCCGGTTCCTGTCGCCACAGACGTGACGGTGCCGAACCCGTAGTTCAAGGACTTCACAAAAGCGGTTGTCGCCAGAGACGTGCTGTTGTCGGTCGACGCAGGCGTGGGGGCGGTCGGGTTGCCGGTGAAAGCGGGCGACGCCAAAGGGGCGGCCCCGAGCAGGCTCATTGTCTGAGCGACAGTCAAATCCTGCGGCTGCGCCGGGCTTGCCGAGTTGTTGCCCTTGATTGACAGGGCGTTCATGTTGGCCAGATACGTATTGTTGATGCTGTTGGTATTCAGGCCAATGGTGCCGGTCGTCGTGATTGTGCCGCCAGACAACGGGGATTGAGCCGTGATGGAAGTCACGGTTCCTGAATTGGTATTGAAAGCCGAGATTTGATTGACGGTCGCGCTATAGGCCGTGTTGTTCTGCACAATCATCAATTGAGCAGAACCGCTCACATTGAGTGCTACTGGCAGGTTTGGAATGGTAATATTTGCCATTGTTAAACCCCAGTTTGCGGTATCTGAGTATAGCCATAAGGCAGACCGACAAGTGCGGTCAACATCAGACTTGTCCCTTGCAGAAGATTGCCTCCAGATACAGGATTAAGCGTCTGATAAGTGAACGCGGTCGCCGTTGTCACGGTGACGCTATAGAACCCGTCAGCCGCATTGTTTGTCAGCCCTTCCACAGCAATTTGGCTGTTAGTTGAAAGTCCATGAAGCGACGAGCAGGTCACGGAAATCGTGTTTGTGCCATTTGCAATGACAGACAAGGGGTTCAAATTGACGCGGTAATGCGTCTGTTGGTAGAGCGGCATGACCGCGCTCTGCTCCAAGCCTGTCGGCACACCGATTGGTGGGGGTGTTGGATAGGAACCGCTCGGGTTGACGAGGCTAACGACAGGATAAATCGGGATGCCGGTCACAGGGTCTTTAGGAGCGCCCTGAGACACCGCAATCGTTGTCGTTTCCGCCGCATAATAGTCTTGCGTACGCGGATTTTGGATCGGCATAGGATCGGCGGGCAGGACAATAGCCCTTAATTGCGCTTGAGGAGTGTCCAAGCACGGGTCGCACACCAAAATGCGCTTGTTGATAAGGCCAGCGCCTGCATAATCAAACTGCCACTGCAGTTTGTCGTGGTTGTATAGGAACCCGCAGCGATCACATATGCCGAAAGCGCGAGGATTCCTACTTGATACCGATGCGCGTCCATGAGGTCTCACCTAAAGTACCCCTGAATTTGCGGTGAAATATACTGCTGCGCTTGTTCCACGTTCTGTTCTGCCGCAATCTCATACGCTTCATCGGCCAAAGGCTTCAAAATCATGGATTTCTGAGGGTTCCAGATGATTGAAAGCCTGTGAGCCAGCGCATAAGCATACGCCTCCATCCAGAGATATGGAATCTCGACGGTTTGGCCGTTCGTGAAGTTGCTGTCTTGGATTTGACGGACGCGATAATACTTCAAATATTGCGATGACGTGCCATCCGGCGCTGGCCAAAGCGTGACAGACGGGCCAGGAGAGCCCGCAGACCGAGACGAGCTCGCCAAACGATCAAACCAGAACACGGTCGGGAACCCTTGCTGCTGTTTATTGGGGTATGACGCATATTCCGTGCGTGAAATTGGCAAGATCACCCTGTCAATTGGGTTTGTCTCATTGGATGTCGTCGTCACATACGCATCAAGAATCACGACCGTATTGGGGTCGACAGAATATGTGCTGATCGACGTCTGAAGGCCGAACGATGTGATGGGCGCAATCGTTGCCGATCCGCCCGACAAAGACCCAGAATAGGACGACGAGAACGACACGGACCCACTGCTTGATGCAGTGACAGTCTGAACACCATCGACGACGCCTGTATTGTAGATCGTGATTTCAGTCCCTACCGTGTAAATAGGGGTGTTTGGCGTCGCATAGGTGAGCGTCGTTGTGGTGCCGTTACCTGTAACAGTCAAAATGGTCGGCGTCTGATCAAAATAGACCTGCTGCAGATCAACAGCCCACAAATTGACGCCACGGTTTGACCACGTTGAAAGAAGCATGTTGGAGGCCATGCGAGCGGCTTCCATGTGCTCCTGAGCAATGGCTGTGTTCCTGACTTCGCAGAGATTGTATGCGTAGAGTACAAGCTCGCCAAGAGACGGATTAAAGTTGTAAGTGCCGCTCGTGGTCATAACGGCTCCTCATCAGAAGTTTGTCGATGTAGCGTCAGCGATAAGATAGCCACCAGCAAAGATCGACGCAACAAACGGGCCACCCGTATTGGACTTCATTTGATATTGAATGTCCGTGCCGCCGGGATGGCCTACAGGAACCGTGTAGGGGATGTTAAAAATCTGCACAAATGGCGACTGCGACAGCAACGTCGTGTTGCCATTGA